TACTTGTAATCACACATGGATTTGTTAATGCTATATTATTGACAAAACCTACTACTTGACTTGAATTTAATACTTCTTGATTTCCTAACAATAAATTTGCTTGGTTTCCTAAATAAGAATTTACAAATAATTGAATACTTACAGCAGGAATAGAAGGAAGTTGTGCATTTGTATCCATTTGAAAATCAATATACGATATCTTAAACCCTTTTCCTGATTCCTGATATGGGTTGAAGTCTTTACCTACAATATTCATCTTTGGTAATAGAGCAATTTGTCCCCCACCAATATAAGTAGATGCTGAAGTTTTTGTGATTGCTGAATAAGATAAAGTCTCCTGATTCCATATAAGTATATTTATTGTGTTTTGACTTATTGCTTCGACTTTGTAAATCTGATTATTAAATCCGGGATCTAAACCGCTCCATAAAGCTCCTGTCAAATAGATAATTTCATCATTTTCAAGATTGTGATTAGGTACAGTCAACACACTAGGACTACCTGATAAATCGAATACAGTGATAGCCAATGATGGTGCAAACATTGTGATTTGTGAAACACTATCGGCGGCTTCTTCATTTTCATAGATTGATATATATCCCTGTTGATTTCCGCAAGTCACATAATCAACATAATTTTGATCATCCGATGTTTCCCAACTAACATTACTATCCCAGAATGTTGTTAAACTATCCCAAGTTATTTCAAATTGAAATTGAGCAGTACCGAAACAGGTAATAGTATCTCGAAATTGTGCCCAAGTGTTATTTCGATAATTAAATAATAATGTGGTGTTTGGAAAAACTTGATATAAACCCGGACTTGTTGTGTCATAATAATTCCAATAGACAACTTCTTTTTGGAAATCTCTAATACCATGAACGAAATCAGGTGCATTATTCTGAATTTCAAAACTGAATACTGTTTCAGGTATTGCATCATCCAATCTTGTCAAACCACTTGCTGATGCTTGAATTATCCCCCTATCACTTACAGCCATCACTCCTTGGTCAAAGACAATTGAACTAAAAGTGCTAACAGCACCAAAATCAGAACTGATACGCTCAAATATAAAAGGTAATCCATATTCTCCTACATATCTTAATTGCCATGTTGAATATTCAAAGAAAACTATGAGCACATTACGAAAGAATGCTACACTTACTATTGCTTCATTTGTAGGTGCATCAAGAAAACCTCCTTGACCAAATATATCTATACGCCATGCATCTGCTGCCAATGGATTGCCAATTGCACTGAATCGGCATCTTGCATAATAATTTACTGCAAGATTTGGAGCAAAAGCACCGCCTCCATCTTTTGGACCTTCCCATGTATTAAGAGCAAGTAAACGACCGTAATAAGGGATAACAATCAAAGATTGATAAAGAAAGTTAGGAACTGCATCTAATTGTGGTTGTAAATCTGTCCAAACGGAATTATTATAATATCTTATAGGATCATATGGTGAAGCAGAACCTAAAGTGATATTATCATTAGTTGTAAAAAAATAGCGTTGGCTAGGTGTTGTACCTTGGTAATTGCATGACCAAAAGAAAAATGTATTTGTTCCATTGGCATTATTGGGACCTGTCCATACTGTACCGATTGAAAGTTCTTGAAAATCCCCGGAAATAAACTGATAAGCATATTTTGTATCAAAGAAAACTGTTTGATCTATCCCAATAGAAGTTATATCCCTTTTCCATATCCCCATTGATTGAAGAGAAGGATAATAGCCGAATGTGATTGTAACTGCCGCTCCAGCTCCTATTGTCGTTGTAATTACCACATTTCCAGTTAAGTAATTAATGGTTCCTGAATTTCCAACAGTTGAATTTGATAGAATTCCATTACCTTGATCAACAAATGGAGTTGCTAATCCTGCAATTGAGATCATTACAGATCCTTCCTGAATCTCAGCATTTGCTTCAGGTGTAATAGGAAAATAAGATTCACCTGTGAGTGTAGAATAAATATTAAATGACCAAGGAGATGTCCCACTCGTGCCAATACTAGCAGTTGCAAAGAATCTGCGTAACCTTCCTATTCCAAGAAGACCATCACGCTTTTTAGTGCGATCGCGAAAAACATAAGCATTCTGTAAATTAGAAAAAGCTTCATTGGCAAGCATTAACGGTTTTTTATCAGTTGTTAATCCGCCACCTGGATATCCACCTATGAGAACCTGATTAAATCCTGTCATTTACCAACCTATTGCCATCCAAGAAAATGTACTTGTTTCAGCAACACCATTCGAATCTAATTGAGTAGTTATAAAACTTGTTGTATTTGAACTTCTTGCATAAACAAAATGTCTATTAGTTGTATTTTGAAATATAGTACATTGAATATTAAAAATTGCAGTTGGAAAAACAACAGGAAAAGTAATTGTTGTATTACTTGCTGTTGTTGATGTTCCCCATTGTATAAGCATTCCTGCTGACCAAAAATAACCATCTGTTACTGGACTTCTTCCAATCATTTGAAAAATTGTTCCATCACTAGCCATAACAAAAGGAACTGAATGACCACCAGGAGGAATAGTTGCAATTTTACTATAATATTGTGAACCTCCCGAAAAAACTGATGGATCTGATGATTGAGTTAAAGAATGTATTACAGTATGATAACCAGGATTGGTTTGATTCGCATTTCTATGATCTACACTTAAAGTTAGAAATGTACCATCCAAATTATTTCTTATTTGCAACTTGGTATTACCTAGAGATGATCCATCAGGAGGATAACCAAGAACGTAATTTGGAATTGACATTTTTTACCTCACACGCAAACAGTTGGAATTGGCTGACAATCTTGTGGTCTACGTAAAATTTTCTTTGATTTTGCAGACATTTCTTTAGATTTCATCGGTTTATTTAATTTCTTTTCTTTTCCTTTAATAACGACCATATAACCTTAAGTTGTTGAATTACCTTTAAAGAATGCGTTAGCACCAAATCTAACAGGTTTTGCAGGGGGTGTTTTGATTTTCTTTTTTTTATTAGGTTGTTTCACGGTCCCCCTCCAAATGCTCCGAATCCATTATTTCCGTAGTTTTGGGTAACTTGATCTGTATAGATTGTATAAATCTGTCTTTGACCTATACTTGCGTAGGTTCTTGTCTCAATAATGTCATAACGTTCTCTTAACATTTTATCACAACGTATAACTCCATCATCATCTAATCGCCTTTCGAATATTTTCTTTGCAGCACCGACGGAAAGAATTTCCCACCATTCACTCAATTCAGGATTTCCATTAAGTCCCTGAGCTAATAGAGCTTTTATAGGTGATCTGTAGGCACTAAGTTCAATAGTATACCCACGATCAGGCATAGGGGCTATTGTGAACTGATTTTGATAAAACATAATCGCAAGAGGTATTGATGGTCTTCTTGCATTATATTGAATATTTATTTTTGTTCCTTGTGGAATCGCTTCCGCAAAAGTTAAACCTGTTATTTGACCTGTAGCATAATTTATTGTTGCATTACCTGGTTCTAAAGGTGTTGAGGATGCATATTGACGGTAATAGGTCCAACCATATTCCTGATTAGTACTATTAGAAGTTTGGAATATTTGAATTAAATTACCTTGACCGTCATCAGTTACATTTTGAGTCTGACCAACTCCATTGGGACCGATAACATTTGCAGTAATAAGCACATTCTGAACTCTTCCCATAGGAAAATAAAGACTTGGATTTATTTGAGGTCCAGGATCATTATTTACACTTGGACTTATTGGACTGGCTGTAGTTCTACCATTATAGGGAGATGTATACCAATTTCCACCACTAACATAAGGTGTAAAAGAAGTAGTATCAACGCCGATAGTAAAATTATTTGCATCCAAGACAGTAATGACATAAGAATTCCCATTAAGTTGTATCATCCCTGTAACATTATTTATTATTAAAGTTTCCCCGGAAACTAATCCATGATTATCAGATGTTATTTTACCTGGATTGGCTTGAGTAATTGCTGTTACTACACCCATTTCGGAACCCGTAGTTCCATTCCCTGTAGCAAACGTTGTCCATGATTGCCAATTAAAATTAACTCCGTAAAAACTCCAAGGATCATTGAAAAGTTTTATTTCTCGTTTAGCACAATAACAAGGCATGTCAACGGTTGTGTATAATTCACTGTTAAATGGATAGACATCTTGTCCAACATTAGTTGTAAAAGTATAAATATCTTTTAGTTTTAATGATCGGTATTTTGCTGGCAGATCATAACTATAAAAACTATTCATATTCTTGACGATTTGAACATCCGTCAATTGAAATGAATTGCTGGACCCTGTTAATTCTCTTGTAAATTGTATTGAATCAGCTAAGACTGGATATAGAGGAAACGTAGGAAC